CCCCGATGCGAGGGCAGTGGACATGGAGTGAACCATATCCTTTACATCGGGGCGGCTGATTCACTCAGCCCGTGTGAGAAGAATTAATGGGACTTAATTCCATTAATATGTTCTCGAATAGTCCAGCACCATGCCGGAAAAGAAAAATCCTCCATTGGTGGATTCGTCCTGTCGTAATAATCCCAGTTAGGGGTTATTTTGGACATCTTTTTAGGTCTAACTCTATCAGAATCGATAAAGAAAGACCCCCCATGGAGCTTACCCAAGACAAACGAAAGCATAAGGGCACTATGGTTAATAGAAACCCGTAAAACTTTCGGAAGGCTGTCTGCGTCATTAGCATCATAAGAAATAGTTCTCGCATCAAAAGATTTATAGATGATAGACCTATTACTATTATATGCTAGATTTAGACAATCCGACGGCACCTTAAAGCCCGCATCCTCGTTATCAAGGATGGGGACAGGGTTCATCTTGCGATGATAAAGGTAGTCGAAGGTATTATGAAGTTGAATCCCAGTTCGGGAACTCCACATCATAAGCCGATTCAAAATCGAGTAAACGTCCAACTTGTTGGAGAGGTTTTTCATATAAATAGGTCTAACAAACCGACCCTTATAATAATCCCCACCACAAGACTCTTTGAAAGGACCCTCAAGGAAGGTTTTACTTTCATTCGTGCTAAACCCAAGTATATCAAGTAGTCGTATAAGATGTGGAGCCAGTGATGGCTTACATATTATATCGTCACCGAATATACCAAAGTTACCGTCCGAAGTAGCCGTATTATAATACAACGGCTCATTAAGGACTTTATAGCACGCGACTGTAGCGCACGTAAATATGAGAGTCTCAAGAGGGAAAGTTGTTGCATTCCCTTGAGATCCCGTCATAAAGAGCTCAACCTCCTCACCGTTAGGTAGAGTGGTGTGAGTGCTCCTAGTGAGATCCAACAGCGCCTGGAAAACAGGCGCCGAAAAGGATGAAACGAGAGCAAGCGATATTGAGTCACTAGCAGACGACAAGTCAATTGTCGAAAACGAGTTATCAATACTGCCTCTACGGGCAAGACGTCTATTCCGAAATTGCTGATCTGATATGTTAATTTTATATCTTGAAGCAATGATCGTTTCGATCTGTCTGCCTAAACCTTTTTGAAAGAACATATTCAAGGAAGGTTCTACGCAAATAACACGACTACAGTCGTCGTTTTTGGGGACGAAGCACATTTTGCTACTGTGAGTAAGCCTGAGCTCGTGAGTTAGGCGCCTAGTTTTTTCGGCGAGTAACCAGTTCGAATCAGACCTAATATATTGTATGTAATAACAATATAAATCCTTACTTGTCATAGTGATATCTCCAGCAACCTTATGATAAAAAGATTTACCTTTGACACCGTTAGACGCCCCTGGACCAAAACTGCAGTCCATTTCTACTAGCTCAGCAGAAATTTCGCTTAAGCTTTTAGAGATCTCGTCATTAAAAGTCGAAAGTAGCAGGCAATCAAGCTCGCTATTCAGACTAAACGGCGATTTCGCAACGTAGTTCCTACACTTCTCATTAGAAGATAAAAACTTCTCTAATGCCAGGCTGTCTGCAGTTTGTTGCTTACTATTAAGAAACTTTTTTAAAAAAGCATTCTTTTGCAACAAAGCGTTAGCCTGAGTTAGTGTGAGAAAAGGGTTAGTAATATCGTCACTCCCAGGAAGGAGATGAGGATCAAGATCTATAAGTAGATTTTGATAAAGAGCGATAGGACAAATGTTCATACCGTTTACCTTTGCGAAGTTTATTAAGGACCGTATTAGATAATTGCTGAAACAGCAGTATCGCCAATACCGGCGCTGACTTGACTCAATGAACCGAAGTGCGCAGATAATGCTGCACGAACAGAATTTGAATCGTAAGTGTCAGAACCAGCTGGCACGTCAATCGTAGTCACAATATTCATTGTGGTTGAAGGCTGACCTGCCAAAGGTACGACTCCTTTCCTAGTAATAATTTTATATACATTACGAGGAACTCCGCGAAGCTCACCTGTAACGGGGTTGACGCGAGACAGCGATTTAAGCTGTTTTGGGCGAACAAAAGTTACAGTAAAAGGTGAAGCAACGGTATGTGGGATGACTCCGGTCTGAGTACCGCCAAGAGCGGTAATAGCGAACTGTTTACCATTGTTATCTGGTGCTATATCAGTAACAATAGTATAAGTAGGAGAAGTCAAACCCGTTTGTGCCGACCCTGTAATAGGGCTAGTAAGTGCAATTGCCATATAAGTTTCTCAAAGAGATAGATGCCGTTAGCGGCGTTGAAGGAAAGACTGAGTGGAGCGAGCAGAAGTAAAAAGAGCCGCAAGATTTAAATGCTGCCTAGGTAGGTTAGGTAATTGAACCCTAACTTCCGGGACAGATATAATGAATGTCGGTTTTCTCTCTACGAGCTTCGATTCGGCAGTCCAGGATTGGGAACCGCTTCCAGGAAGATAGGAATGGGGGATAAGCTTACTAAACGAAGTACGTTTGCACGTATAAGTCTCAGTGCTAGAAACCCAACCTACGTTCTTTTTCGCGAATGTGGCAACAGAAATAATGTTACCGATATTAGAGAAGTAGTCAACTAGAAAACTATACGGGATTAACTCCCATATAGTTGGTATGAACTCTTCTGCTGTGAAACCAAAATCGGTCATTACAGCTTCAGTGTTTGAGCCAGGGACGGTACGAACATGACCATAAATAGAAATGGAAGATTCGTAGAGTGTGGTAGTCTGAGTTAGCCTAGGTAAGTAAGGGGAACCAAAAGTGCTTCCTATACTCGAAAAAGTAGAAGAAGAGATCTTTTGACCCGAACGAACCGGGGTGGAATCAGATTTCATACCTAAACTCTGAGCGGTAGACACCAAGCCATTAATATCGGCGATAAAAGGTGACCAACCGAACGAGTATTCTAGCCATGTGTCAGCAAGAACTCCTTTGAAACTCTTGGAACGGCGATTCCTGTACTGTGAGCCTGTATTCTTTACAGCCTCTACATAGTCATGAATGCCTTTCCTAAGAGAGGAGATGGGGTGCTTAAGCATGTGTATCGTTTCACGAAGCTCGCCGAGGGACGTCATCCCTTTAGAGGATGATATAGTATCACGAGCTTTGTTAACGAAGTTCTCAGTTCCTTTACCAATCAGATTGGGCTCTTTAAAGATCGAAGGTGCATTAACTGGGGCAACGTAGTTACCATCGGATAAAAAACTTGATCCTTTGGATGGTACGTCGCCAGAGACGGCAACAAGACCTGGAGAGAGCTTTATAGATTGGGATGTAGCTAGCAAGTAAGTAGACGCATTCGTACCGTTTTTTATCTGAGACTTATATCTAGGATTCACATCGCCTTGACGAGATCGCGTAGTTAATACGTTACCCTGTCTAGATGATATGGACCCATTCAGATTTCTGTATTCAGAATAGTGGACGATAACAGATTGCGTTTTTACATGCATAGAATATGCTCACGTTAGTTTATGGAAATCCGTAAAACGGACATGAACAAGGACTTTCAAAGAAAGAGCTGGTTTTCAAGCCAGACAAAGAGCCCCGAAAGGGG